TATGGATGAGTTTGGCTCTACATACAATCGTAAAGGTAGTATACATCATAAAGAGATTGACCAATTAAAAATATTAATAGAGGGTATTAAAAAAGACCCCAATGGTCGTAGACATATACTCACAGCATGGAATCCGGGTGAGTTAGATCAAATGGCACTGCCACCATGTCATGTATTGTGCCAATTCTATGTCAACAAGAATAAAGAATTATCTTGCCATATGTACCAGCGTAGTGTTGATGTGTTCTTGGGTTTACCTTTTAACATTGCTAGCTATGCGTTACTCACTCATTTAATCGCACAAGTTTGTGGGTTAGGTGTTGGTGAATTAGTTATCAGTACAGGTGATACACATATCTATACCAATCATGTTGAGCAAGTTAAAGAACAATTAAGTCGTGAACCATTGGAATCGCCTACATTGAAGATAAATCGTGCTATAAAAAATATAGATGATTTTATACCCGAAGATATTGAGTTAGTTGAATACAAGTGCTATACTGCGATTAAAGCAGATATGGCAGTATGATTGATACAGACGAAGCAAAAACAATAAGCGTAAAAGTTCACGCCATTCGTATGAGTGATGTGGACGACCCTGATGTGTATGTAGCACAGCCTATATACGAATGGCAACAAACAGAAGAGGGCAAGTGGATTATGGAACATAGTAGACCTAGTCCTAGTTGGAATAGTCACTTTGATCAGTCTACATATGGATACACATACTACATCACAGCCTATCTGAAACCAAAAGATTATACATTCTGGAGTTTAAAGTTTAAATGAATATACTAGTAACAGGTGGATTGGGTCTTATCGGACACAACGTAGTTAAACGATTGCAAGATAAAGGTCATGATGTATCAATCATTGATAATAAAACCAATTATGGTATTATTCCTGATGATGAGATTGAGTACTTGATGCGTGAACGATTAAAGAAAATCGGCGACAAGAGTTTTATCTACACAAAGGATATCTCTAACAAAGAAGATGTAGATAAGATTTTTAATATTGAAGATCCTGAGATTGTTATTCATATGGCTAGCTTCCCTAGACAAAAAGTAGTCAATAGTAATCCTGCATTGGGTAGTCGTACAATGAGTGAAGGCTTACTAAACTTATTGGAAGCCAGTGCTAAGAATGAAGTTCGCAAGTTTATTTATATCAGTAGTTCAATGGTCTATGGGGACTTCACTGATGATGTAACAGAAGATGCAGTATGTAAGCCGCAAGGTCAGTATGGCATTATGAAACTAGCAGGTGAATGGTTAGTAAGAGACTATACACGCCGTGACAATATGGTACATACTATCATTCGTCCAAGTGCCGTGTACGGACCATTAGATGTTGAAGATAGAGTTATTGCTAAGTTTATGCTTACTGCTATGCGTGGAGGGGTTTTAAAAGTTAATGGTGAAAGAGAAACATTAGACTTTACATATGTTGACGATGCCGCTGACGGTATTGTTGCAGCAGCATTAAGTGACAATACAGATAATAAAACATACAATATTACAAAAAGCCATAGCGTTACTTTATTAGAAGCTGCACAATTGGCATTGAAATTAGCCGGTGGCGGAACACTATCTGTTTATGACAAAGATGCTGATTTCCCAAGTAGAGGTGCATTGAACATTGATGCTGCACGTAGAGACTTTGGATACGATCCTAAAGTTGATGTTGAAGAAGGCTTTCAGAAATATTATGAGTGGCTATCAAATTCCCCATTTTGGTCTAGCAAGACAGTATAAAAATCTCAAAGATGAACTACTTGATGCAACTGATCGTGCATTAAGCACAGGTCAACTGGTCGGTGGTAAGTATACAAGAGAATTTGAAACTTGGCTATCAGTTAAGACTAAGACCAAATATGCTATAACTGTTCATAGTGGTAGTCAAGCATTAGAGATAATTGCTAGACAAAAATTATTGTTACATACTGAAAATAATAATCATACCCCTACAATTAAAATACCCAACTTAACTTATCCAGCAACACTTAATGCATTTTTGAAGGCTGGATGGAATGTAGAAATAGTTGATACTGACCGTTATGGCATAATTGATTCACCACTTGATAGATATATGTGTGCTGTAGGTCTTTATGGCAAAAAACCCTGGCCTAAAAGAGAACTTTCTGACAGTGATTATTATATTGTAGACGGGGCACAGCATTGGTTATGTGCTAACGGGGATGTTGGCGCTGGCATGTCAATTAGTTTTGACCCTACAAAGAACTTGCCAAGTTCAGGTAATGGGGGTGCTATCGTAACTAATAGTGAAGCACTATATAGATTTGCTATGAACTATAAAGACAACGGTAAATCAACGGAGTTCTCTTATCCCGGTACTAACACTAAGATGAGTGAGCAAGATTGTGCTCAAATACTAGTAAGAACAAAATACATAGATGAATGGCAAGAACGTAGACACGAGATTGCTAATTACTGGATTGAGTGTTTTAAAGATTTACCATTACGTTGTTTGACTGACACAATAGGGCCTCATGCACATCAAAAATTTGTAATGTATTTGCCGGATAGAAACTCATTGCACACACATTTATTAACAGATGGTATAGAATCAAAGGTTCATTACGAATATACATTGGGTGACTTGCCAATGAGCAAGACCCTATCTAAACCAGACTTACTAAGTACTAGTGTAATGCTTAGTAGAGGTGTAATAAGTTTACCTTTATACCCTGAATTAACGGATGAAGAAGTAGAATATATAGCGGAAAAAGTAGAATCGTTCTATAGATAAATAAGTGTATGTGGATATTATCAATTTTGCCCGATTGGGTATTTCATGCAATGTTGGCCGCGGGCGTTATAGGTACTGTGGCAGGATTTGTTTTAGGAATGATTCCGTTTATTAAACCATATATAATTCCTATAAGAGTAATTAGTTTATTGGTTCTTTCTGCGGCCCTATACATAGAGGGAGGAATAGCTGATAATCTTATTTGGCAAATGCGAGTCAAAGAAGTTGAAGCTAAAGTAGCAGTAGCTGAAGCAAAAAGTCAAGAAAAGAATGTAGAAATTGTCACTATTGTTGCTGAGAAAACAAAAGTGATTCGTGAAAAGGGTCAGACTATCACAAAATACATTGACAGAGAAGTTGCTGTAGACAAAGAAGTGATTAAGTTTGTAGAGAATTGCCCTATCCCAGAGATAGTCATTAAGACTCATAATGCTGCGGCGCAAAACAAACCATTAGAAATTACAAAACCCGCTGAAGCTGCGCCCGTTGAACCTGTAAAAATAGAACCTAAACAAGAACCGCAAAAAACTACCAGTGCTACTATCAAGCAATGGTCTAACTTGCGTGAAACAACAGATCATGCTAGCCCAAAGATAGATAAACTATCTCCCGGAGAGAAAGTAGATATTGTAAAACTTGATGGTAAATATGCTTTAGTTAAACACAATAACAAACAAGGCTGGATAAGCACAGATTATATTAAGGTGGGTGCATAATATGCGACTATTAAAACTTTCTATTCTTTCCTTAGTTGTAATTCTTGCTGGATGTGCTAGTACACCGGTACCTGTAGTACCTAAATTTCCTACTGCTCCTGATATGTTATTATCTAAATGCCCAACATTGAAAACAATTGAGGGTGAAAAAGTCAGCATAATTGACTACACCAAGACTGTAGCAGATAACTATGTCACATACTACGAATGTGCTACCCTACATGAAGGGTTTATTGATTGGTATAATGCTCAAAAACGTATCTTTGAAGAAATCAAATAATCCAAAACTGTGATAAATACACTATAGTTTAGGATTTAGACATGACCCAGCAAATAATCAATATAGGCGCACAAGCTAATGATGGCGAAGGTGATCCGTTACGAACGGCCTTTGCAAAGATTAATAATAACTTCACACAGTTATTCAGTACTGGGTTTTTCACATCAAACGCATATTCTTACGGGGATACTGCTGAACAAGTTATATTTGAATCTCCGGTAGAAACATTTACTCAGGGTATAATTCAGATTAATTCAAACGATACCTCAACGACTGATACTCAGAATATTACATTAAACGTATCAGTTATTAATGATGGCAGTGGATTGAAATGGAATGGACATAATACATTATTCAATGGCAATGCATTAACTGGATATGAAATGGACATTTATGAATCAAACGTTCGTATATTAGTCAATCCATTAATTGATACTGATATTTTTCATTTCATATCAGCACAGATCACCTGGACCGGTGTTCCTGTTCCCGGCTTGAATTTATTAGTTGATGGTACTGCTAACACAACCATTGATACTGAAGCCGAGTTCATTATACAAACTGAAAATCAAATAACAGTATGAGAGCCAGTGAATTTATAACTGAGGGTAGAACAGGTACAATCACCCGTGATGTTGGATTGGCATTGCCCGGTGCTTTTAAAATACCTGCACTTAGAAATCAAGACCCGTACCTACAGTATCGTTTTGGTGTAGCAATTGCAGGTGCTAAAGGTGCGGCTCAACGTGCTAAAGACGGTGTACCAGAGTTTGATGGAAAAGAATCAGTATTTGGTGAGAATGAAATTATCGTAAGTTATGATCCTAAGGCAGAAGTGTGGATCAAAGATGCATTAGTAGCGATGGGTATGCCACCAAGTGATGCAGTACGCATTGGTACACAAGCCAGTGAAGAAGCACCGGATGTAGATAAAGTTAGCCCAGTTAAAGGCTTTAAAGGATATCCAAAATGAGAGCAAGTGAGTTTTTAACTGAAGGCGAGGGCAAGATGCATCACAATCATAGCCAGGCTACACAGGGTGTTTATAAGACCCGTGACGTAGGTGGATATGACCGCATCTATCACTTGAATCGTTTAATGATGGCTATGGGCATGGCTGACGGCAAGAGTAAAGATGCCGTAGAAATGGATAACTCAAGTTTTGTTGAAAAGTATAACACAGTTCATCCATATACAGAAGAAGAATATAATATGTTTATTGCGGCAACAAAGACTGTTCCCACAGATAAAAAGAATGTTGTAGCTTACTCAAAATCTAAAGAGCCAGAAGATACCAACACCCAGAGTCTAGTCAAGCCGTTCAAAGGCTACAAAAGAAAATAAATCAGTATAGTTAATCATGTGTAAATAATAGCATGATTGATATTAACAACACCCTAGACTTAATTAAGCTAAAGTTTTATAACGAATGGCTTTACACAGCACACATTTATGACGAGGGCACAAGCCCAATGCATGAAACATTGACTAAACAAGTCATTGAACAGTATGTAGTGCCATTAAATATTCCTAAAAATGCTAAAATATTAGATTTAGGATGTGGTCCTGGATATTTCTTAGATTATATGAAAGAACAAGGATACACTGATTTAACTGGGGTATCACTAAGTCCCGGAGACATTAAAATATGTGAAGAAAAGGGTCATACAGTTAAAAAGTATGATATGAGTTTTCTTCCACAGAGTGAAGGATACTATGATGAATCAGTAGATTTCATTTTCTTGCGTCATAGTTTAGAGCATAGCCCATATCCTATCTTTAGTTTAATGGAATACAATCGTGTTCTAAAGCAGTACGGAAAAATGTATATTGAAGTTCCTGCACCCGATTGCGAAAGAATGCACGAACACAATTTAAATCATTATAGTATTATGGGTCACAATCAATTAGGCGCACTGATTGAACGAACTGGATTCAACATAGATAAATTTGAGAATTTAGAGTTTAATATTGAATTCGCTAATCCTGATTCTTCTGATACAACTGACTTAAAATCAGCAAAAGAACACTTTTATTGTCTTGTAGTAACTAAGCAACGACCATTAGATATCAAATAAGTTTCTTAAGATAAATACTCTCTATACGAGAGTATTTTTATGGGTAACCATAGTTCATACTAAAAAAATAAAGGAATTGTTATGAAACCCAGCGAAATATTACGTAATTTAGCAGACATACTAGATGCTAAATCACAGGATAAAACATCAGAATTAGCAAAACAGCCAGATGATTTGTTCGTACCTCCCTTACAACTTAAACTTGAATTATTAAAAAAAGCCACAGATGTAGAGAATATATATGCTGATGAGTATGAGGAAGAAGATGATACAAATTCCTATGATGAGTTAGCCATAATTAAGAAAAATGCAGGAATAAATCCAGTAGTATTGGATGCTCTTGGCGATGACGAACCATTAGACCAATAAGGAGTTACTTGCTATGAGTAGTGGTAACACCAATAATACAGTTTT